GTACATGATGGAACATTCTTGTTACCGACACGTACACGTTCCAGGGTGATACGGGATATACTTTCCCGGATCGTCCTGGTGTATACGTTCTTCAGAATGAAACGAAGAAACGTATACGTGCAAATCCCTTTGGGTTCGGCCTAAGCTGGTCGGGATTAAGTTCCCGTCAGTTGGCCATTGCTGCCGCTTTGGGTTTATCCCAGAGCGGCCGTAGTTAGTACTACACTACGTTAAACGCCAAAAGGGAGACCTAGTAGATCTCCTTAGGAGTGATGCCTATGTCGTTCGCCGATCCGCAGACCATTACCATCAGTGGCTCGACAATCTCCCTACCCCGCACAAGTGTGGGGGAGGACGAAAGTCAGTACACTAGTGGCGATGGCTTGACCCGCCTTCTGGCTTCCCATAACTATGGGAAGCGTATCAGGAGGATGGTGCGGCTCGACACGTCCAAGGTCGCCCCGGATCCGTTCCGACCGACGGAGAACGTCAAAGTGTCCATGTCAGTTTACATGGTCTTTGACCTCCCGCCGGCCGGCTATACGGCCGTGGAGGGACTCGCAGTGTACGCTGGCTTCAAGAACCAGCTTGCCGCGGGTACCGACCTGCTCCCCACCAAGCTACTAGGTGGAGAGTCGTGAACGATGATGACCTCCAGAAGCTCTTCGATCAATTGGGTCCTCTAACTGAGGTCCAATATCGAGTCTTCGTGGTGTTGATTGGTGACATTCTCACGGAGTACCTAAACTCGGAAGAGTTCCGGTGCATCCTTGAGTTAAAGGGAATCAAAGTAAAACGTGATTACCCCACCTTGAACCAGACAAACCTAGACGTTTAAAACGCGTTTAGGTCCTCTGCTCATGGTGATGCCGCCAAACGATGCCTTGAAGCCTGTGAATCGTGTCGAAATTCGACATGATCCACAAGAGTTTCTAGCCGATGAAGGGAAGCCCATAGATATTCGTATCTATGTGTCTCCCAAGGCTATTGCGGCTGGTATAGCCGCTCTAACCATTGTCGGTAGGCTCATCGAAACCATTTCAACGGCGATCATAGATCGTTTGTTGTAGTGGTTGCGAATTACTAGGCTAAGGATGTGATTCTCCCTATAGAAAGGGGGGCCACATGAAAAGCCTGATATCACTCTGGTCCAGAACAGCCAATGAATTGGCTGTTCGATGCCGCACAAGCGCCACTCGCGACGTAAAAACCGTCACGAGCCGGACAGAAAACGAGGGGTTATGGTTTCTTGCCGTAACCCTGGCGTCCTTTGGCAAAGCTACCGAAAAGTGGCTGAACCAAGGGTTCGTCGATCCTTGGGATGCTCCGAAGTTCGCAAGAACTAAGGGACATCTTACTGGGCGCCCTGCATTTCTGCAA